GACCGTCTGCGCCTGATTAGATGGCACGGTGAAGATCGGCGTGTCGGCAGCCGGGATTTGCTGCGGCGCGAAGAAGCGCCCGTAGGTGATGGACATGGTTACCTCAGTTTCGCGTCCGTCACGATGGTGACGGTTTTCGTGTTGATGATGTAGGCCGTGGCGTAGTAGGGCGGCAGGTATGGCGTCGCCGTGGTCGTGTTATTGCCGCTCGTGCGCGCGGTATCGCCGCCGCCAGCCGTCAGGCTTTGCACGACCGTCGTACCGCTGCCCGATGCGACGGCGACGGTGTTCGCCGTGTACGTCGTGTCCTTGTCGTTGTACGGGTGCGTGTGCGTTGGCAGGTTGTTCGACGTGATGGTCGTCGAGCCGCCCGCGGCGCCCTGCGCGTACAGGTTGCCGGCACCGACGATGAACTTGTCGCGCATGTCCGGAGTGCCATTCGTGCCGTCTGCAAGCTGCCAGCCGGCCGGGATATCCGCGGCCACGCCCGCGTACAGGCGGATCAGCGTGAGTGGCTTGTACGTCTCCTTCGTGAGGACAAGGCGCGGCTGCGCATGGCGAGCCGGGACGGCCTGGTCAACTTTTCGCTGAGCAGGGGCGCGCGATCGCGGCTGTTCAGCGGTGGCGCGTTGCGGGCTGCGCCGGCCGCGCGACATGCCTATGGCTTCGGCGTCCGAAATATCGCTCGTGCCGCCCGCCTGTTGCCAGAAGTTGTTCAGGAATAGCCACCAGTCCCGATTCCAACGGCTGCGGCCGGTCTTGTTGTCGAACTCAATCGGATCGACGGTGAACGGTGGGATCTGGCTCATGCCCGCGTTCCCATGCCGCGCAGCGTGGCGCCGACGACGTCGCGCGGTACCGGATCGGAAACGCGCACCTCGTAGATGCGGTCACGAGCCATGCCGAGACGACGGTAGACCGCGCGCCGGCCGAACTCGCCGATCTGGCCGATGCTGGTCCAATGTTCGTTGCCCCAGCTGACCCCCCCATCGTTCGACATCCGCATCATGATCTGCGGATCGCTACCTTGGCCCGTCGTCAGGCCCTGTCCGGGCGTGAACTCGATCTGCAGCCACGTTTGGCGCACGCGGTTGCGCTCGCCCTTGTCCCACACGTGCGGCGTGCGACGAACGGCCACCAGCGGCGCGCCAGCATCGTCATACGCCTTGCGTGTCATCTGGTAGATCGTCCCGTTCTGGTAATCGCCGACGTAGATGTTTCCATTCAGGTTTATGCTGCAGTTCGCGCGGTGCCGGCGGAACTTCCCGGTCGACGCGTCGAAGCTTGCGCGCTGATGCCACAGCCCAGTCGTCAGGTCGAACACCCACGTGGCATCGGCGCTCGGGAACGTGATCTGGTAGAACTCGTGGCCTTCTTCGCTGTAGACGAAGGCGATGGCGTCGGTCAGTGTCGCGTACTGCGAGATTTGGTAGGCCACGGCCGGCGTGCTCACGGGCTCGTAGTCGTAGTCCTTCGACATGACGATAACGTTCTCGCCGCGCTCGGAACGGGCGAGCCACATGAGGCCTTTCCCCGTGCGGCACACGCTGCCCGGGGCCTGACAGCCGATGTCCAGCATCGCACCCTGCAGGCGGGAATAGGGGAAATACTGGTTGCCGGCGTCGTACCATATTTCCGTCGTGCGCTCGCCGATGAGCCAGAGTTGGCGGTTGTGCTCGATAGGGAGGACGAGGTTGTCGGTCGCCGCATCCTTCAAGGCGAAATACGTGCTGTCGAACGCGGCCGAGCCGTCCCAGTACAGCGGCGACGTGAAGAATTTTTGCGAGCCAGTTTGACCGAACGTCAGCCAGCCGTCGATGAAGGCGGCGCCGCGCGCGCTGATGCCTGTATTCGTCCAGATCCCCGTCGTCAGCTTGTACCCGTACAGGTTCGTGCCGTCGGCGAATACGACCACTTGGGCCGCGCCATTATCGCGGATCCACACCGGGCCCGTGCTCGTGCTGAGTGCGCCGATCAGGGTCAGCGTCGCGCCATCAAACAGGTACGCATTGCTACCGATGACGACCGCAGCACGTGTGTTGCCTGGCAGCGTCCACATGCCGCGCACCGGCGCGGTCGGGCCGGTCGCCACTGCGATCAGCCCAGGCGTGCCGAGCAGTGCGAGCGGCGCCTTCGCCTCGCTGTTCTGGTCGATTTCGACGAACCAGTTGATCAGGCGCTGGGCGTCCTGCATCGGGTTCGCGGCCTCGTAGGACGGGCCGACGAATGCGAATTCTGGCATCAGAAGCCCCCCGTGAGAATCCAGCCGGCGTCGTTGTCGCTGCCGGCCACGATGGCCGCGTCGTACGTCGAAACTGCCGTCGGCGTGGCGTTCAGCGCCTTGAGCGCCTTTTTCGTGACGCGTGCCATCTCAACCAGTTCCGGCGCAGGCTGTGTGCCGTATTCGGGGGCCAGCAGCAGCGCGAGGTTCGTCTGCAGCGCAAGCATGTAGCCCTGCGGCAGCGAGACGGTATCGGTGAGGTTCGCGAACTGCGAAAACACCATGTCGGCCCACAGGTGGAACTCGGCGTTCTGTGACGGCACTGGCCAGAAGATCAGTTCTGCCAGCGGGTACGACGTGTTGAAGTACATGACCTTCGGCCACGGCCCAGGCTGGCTCTTGAGGCCGATCTTCGACCAGCGCGAAAAATCGACCTCCGCGCACGGGTAATCGACCGTCGTGCCGGTCGGCTGCAGGCGCGTGTACGCTCCCGACAGGCGCAGCGGACGCGGGATGTTGAAGTCGCCGCCAGTGCCGATCGAGTACGTCGACTTGCCCGCCTGTAGCTGCAGCACGTACTCGCTGTTGTTGAACACGGCCAGATGCTCGGTGCTCCAGACGTCGAGCATCGCGTTCAGCTGTTCCAAGCCGGTCGTGCTGTCGTCGGCCGAAAGCGTCTCACCGACAGCGATGGTGCCGATCTTGCGCAGCGCGCCGTGGATGATGTCGTAAGCAGTGGTCATGTTCAGGTGTTCGAAAGGACCGGGTGGACCCGGCCCAGGTGGATTACGGCAGCGGCAGAGCCGACGGCAGGCCGCCCGACAGTGCGCTTGCGATCGGTCGAACCACGAGCAGCTGATAGCTCTCGCTCGCGGTCGGGGTGATGCCGGACGCGGTGTTGTTCGAGAACGCGATGGCGAGCGTGTTGGCCGCGCTCACGCGTGCGTTGACGACGCCCAGGCCGGCTTGCGTGGTCGGCTTGTTGACCTCGACGAAGTCTCCGACGAGCAGGCCGTTGACGGTGAAGGTCTGTTCCGCCGTGGTGTTGGCCGCCACGATGGCTGGCGACAGAGTTACCGCCAGCAGCGCGACCTGCTGGACGTTGCCGAAGGGGAGCGAAGTCGGGCCGGACTGGGTGACTGCCGGTCCCGGATTGGTATTTGCCATGAAGGCCTCCAAAAAGGAAACCCCGCCGAAGCGGGGCAGGGTTAAGGATCAGCGGTCAGCCGGAGATGCGGCAGCCCATTTCGCGGTACAGCGGGGCGTGGCCGTACAGGACGTCCAGGCGGGTCGGCAGGGCATCGTTGTTGATCGTGTATTGGCGCACGACGCGGATCGACATGCCGATGTCCTTGTGCGCGGCGCGCGCGGCCATGTCCACGCCGCCCGGCAGCGGCAGGTCAGCCGACACCAGCGTGTAGGCGTCGCGGTGGAACGCCAGGTTCTGCGGGCCGGTTGCGTTGGCACTTGCGACGAACGTCAGGTTGGCACTGTTGACCGGGGCGGCGTCGACCGACTGGAAAGCGCCGCCGGTGATGCAGGCGTTCGCCACGGTCAGTTGCAGCTTTCCCGAGCCATCGGACGTGTAGGTGCCGCCCATGTCGGCGCCGGTGATCGGGTCGTAGTTCGGCGCGTAGGTGCCGTTCGACGGCGTGCCCGACGGCGGCAGCACGACGAAGTAGCGGGCCTTGCCGACGGACTGGCGGTTCTGCGGGTTCACCGCGTTGACGTTGGCCATCGAGAACACGTCGCCGACCTTGACGACCGCGGTGCTGTTTGTCCAGCCCTTGGTGCCCAGCGTGCCCGACGACACCCAGCCATCGGAGATGACGGCCGACGAGGTTTGAGTGTTGTCGTACTGGGGCGTGCCGCCCAAGGCGCCGAACGACTTAGCGACGATGTTCTGGTCCATGTACCAGTCGAAGCCCAGCGTCTGGCGGGACATCATGCCCTTCTTGTACTGCTCGCCGATCTGGGTTTGCGGGTTGAACAGGCCTTGCAGACCGCCGACCATCGATGCCTGCGTCCACTGGTCGATGACCATGTAGCGGTTGCCGTCGCGTGGCACTGCTTCCGAATCGAGCCAGGCACCAGCCTGCAGGAACGGCGCGGTCGTGGTCGGCGCAGTGCCCGGCGTGCCGGTGATGTTGAAGAAGTTGTTGCGCATGCCGATGGCGACGTCGTAGTCGATACGGTTTGCGATGGTCGCGATGCCAGGCTGCAGGACGCGCTTCGAAAACATGTCCATGGACAGCAGCAGGTCGGACGTCTGGAACTGCGTGTCGACGTGGAACTGCGTGGTGAGCGACACCGGGACGCTCGACTCGGTCGTCGCCTCGACGTTCAGCGCCGGGCCGGCCGTACCTTTGTAGCGCGCCGGGCGGCGAACGTTCGTGGTGTAGCCGATCTTCGCGCCGTCGATTCCGAAGCGGTCGTCGTACTCGCGGTTGATCTTGTCAGCCAGTACGAGTTCGTTTTCCAGGATCATCAACCCTTCGTTGGTGATGTCGCTGATGGTGAGCAGGGTATTACCAGCCATGATGGCCTCCTAAAACAAAAAAGCCCGCACGAGGCGGGCTTTCGGTGGTGGGTGGCGGCGCGTTACCGCTGCTTCTCGGCTTGGCGGCGCGCGCGGTATTCCTCGAAGCTCTTGGCAGGGCCGGGGTCAACCGCGCGTGCGTCCTTCACGCGAGCAGTAGGCGGGGGCGCCTTGGACGTTTCGATTTCAGTCTTGGGAGAGGGCTTTGCGGCCGGCTGGTCGTCGTCTTCCGTCAGGCGATCTTCCAGGCGTCCCAGTTCGCGCAGTGCCTTGGTCGGGGTCATGGCGCCGTAGCGCTTGGCCTCGTCCGGGTGCTTCGCGAAGTAGTAGGCCAGGTGCGGGCCGACGTCCGACTCGAGAATCGCCTGATGCAGATGGCCGGGCAGTTGCACGTCCGAGCCCTTGATCACGTCGTCGTAATCCTCGATCTCGGCGCGCGCTCGCTGCTGGGCGGTCTGCCAGCCTTTCACGAGCTGCTCGCGTTCAGCCTTGGCGCGGGCTTCCGCCTGCTCCTGTTCACGCTTTGCCAGCCGCTGGTCGGCCTTCCATTCGGCGACGGCCTCGATGTATTCCTCGTCGTTGGCGAACTTGGAACGATCGGGGCGCGGCTCCTCCTTCACCGGCGCGGCCTGGGCGGACATCGCCTCCAGCCGTGCACGCAGCTCGGCCGCTTCACGCTTGGCCTGCTGGGCTTCGGTTTCGGCGGCCTTGCGCTGGCTCACCAGTTCGGACATGCGTTCCGAAATCGGCTTCTTGCGCTTCTCTCCCGTGTCACCATCGGCCTTGATGTCGTCCTTGGGCGCGTCTTTCGGCTCGTCCTTGGGCGGCTCCGCTGTCGGGGGAGCGCCGGAATACATGGTCGCGATGGTTTCGCTCGTCACAACGTTCGGTTGGACGCGCTCCGCTTGACGTGCGGTCGTCGAATTGTCTTGCTCAGTGGACATGATTTCTCACGGATTTGACCCGATGACAGCCCATCGGTAGGCGGGGGTGCACTTACGCGTGCTCGCGGTGGAATTCGTTGTTGGGGCCGCGGTCTTCACCGAGCTGCAGGTCTGTGTGAGCGTCCAGCAGCGCCTCGAAGCGCGACTCGTCGTTACGCATCTGCGTGTCTTCGAGCTTCGTGCGGGAGCGGATCTCTTCGCGCACGTTCTCGGCGTGCTCCTTGGCCAGCAGACGGCGGCTTTCGCCGGCCTGGCGGATGCGTTCTTGCTCGCTCTCGTGCTTCGCCCACAGCGTGTCGGATTGCAGCTTGCCCTGCTGGCGCAACTGCTCGACGCCCATGCGATACTTCTTCTCCAGCTCGGCCTGCTGCAGCGCCTGCTGCATCTGCTGGTTCGCGCCCATGAGGTGAGCAATGAACGCCTTGACGTCGTCCGGCAGGTCGTCCGGCAGCTTTTTCTCGGCCATGGCCAGCGGGTTTGCCGCGGCGAGGCGGTCGGCCACGTCTTGCGCGGCCTCGAAATCCATCTGGCGCACAACGAGGTCGCCGGCCGTCTGCGCAACCTGCGGCATGGTCTTGAGCAGGCCCAGCAGCATGTCGCTGTTCTCCTGGCGCTTCGTCTGGTAGCCCGGCCCCGTGTCCATCACGACGTCGTACGTGCCGACGGTGACATCGTTCAGCACCTGCTGAATGGCACCCATCTCGTCGCGCACCTTCTCGTTGATCGTGGTCGTCTGCGGCACGCCGTCGATGCCCAGGATGCGGATGACGCGCTGCGTGTCGTAGTAGTGCGGGATGAGGTCGAGCAGGATCACGCCCGTGTGGCGGATGGCGCGCGTCAGGTTGTCGTAGAAGTGGTAGTTCGACATGTCCGACTGACCCTGTCGCGCCTTGACCATCTTTCCGGACGTTTCATTACCTTCCGCGCCCAGCGCCGGATCGAACATGCCGGCGACGGCTTTCAGGTCGTCGGACGCGGCCATGGCGGCGTTCACGCTGGCGGCCGGGATCTGCTGAGGCGACAGGCGTTGCGGAGGCGGCAACGGCTCGCTGTTCTCGCCGACGACCGGCTTGTACTTGAGGCGCGAGTACGATTTGCGGTTGGCGTTCTGCCACTCGTTCTCGTAGCCTTCGTCCTGCCCCTCAGCCATCAGCCACGGGGCCAGCGGGGCCAGCGCGACAAACTCCGTCTCCTGCGTGCGCCAGTAGTTGTACATGCGCTGCGGGTCCTTGAGCTGCCGGACCATGCCAAAGCGGATCACCTTGCCGTTGTCGATCATCTCGGCGCCGACCACCCGCACGACCGGGATGTACTTGCCGGGCAGGTCACGTTCGTCGAGCTCTTCGAGCGCGGTGCACATGGACCATTTGAGCTGACGGCGGACGGTCGGGCGGCTGTTCACGATCGTGACGCCCATGTATTCGAGCGCGGCCGGGTCGATCTTCGATTTGAACATTTTCACGCCACTGGACAGCATGCACAGCGTGTCCGGCGTGTCTTCGAAGCGGTAATACTCGGCCACGACAACCTCTTCGGCGCTCGCCCACACGGCTTTGTCATCGCCTGGGCCGAGGTCCTTGACGTCGGCAATCTTCGCCTTGCGGTACTTCTTGCGGAAGGCCTGCTTCTTCATCGACGACGTGATGACGCACCAGTCAGCATCCGAGCCGTCCGGCATCGTGGACGACGGGTCCATGTAGACCGTGAACGGGTTGCGGATGCGGTCGATGTACAGCTCCTGGTCGAAGCTGTCTTCGGCGACGTAGCGCGTGCACACACGCCAGAAGCCCTCACCGGCGCGAGTCTGGTACTCGGCGCCCGTGTCGTAGGCAAGGTCTGCGTTGCTGTTCACCTCGATGTGGCGAATCAGGCCCTCGATGACGTTGGCCTTCTTGACGTCGGCACCGTCGGCAACAGGATGCACGCGGATCCGCGGGCGTGATGCCCGCATGTTGTTCACTACCGAGCGGACGAACGTGTCGGTCTTGTTGATCGTGAGGGCGGGGCGGCCTTCCTGCTGGCGGGCCATCTTCATTGCGGCCGGCCACTGCTCGCCGAAGCTGAAGCGCAGGTCTTCCAGCATGTCGGTGCGGTTCGCGCCTTCGGCGTCGCGGGCCAGTTGCAGCCTGCGGCGCATTTCGGTGACGATTTCGCTCATCCCATCCATCCCTGCGGGTGAAATTGCTGTGGCGGCGGCGCGATAGTGCGGCTCACCGCCTGCGGTTTCTGTGCACGCCGAGCGCCCTCGCAGGCGTAACGCAGCGCGTCAATGACGTGGTTGTCTTTGTCTTCCAGCACCGGCAGCACGAGGCCCGTCAGGGGGTCTTCCTTGTACTTGTAGTGCGTCAGTTCGTCGATCAGGTGCTTGCAGCGCGGGTGCACGATGATGTCGAACGACTTCAGGAACTCGACGCCTTCCTCCAGGCTGCGCGCGCCTTTCACGGCCGGCATGATCTTGGGGAAGCCGTTTTTGCGCATGTGGCTGATCGTTTCCGGACGGGCGCTGTCGGCCGTGATCGGCCACTTCTCGGCGTCCGGCACGCTCATGAACAGCGCCGGCGTGTCGACGATGTCGCAGCCGACCCGGTACGCCTCGTAGGGCACGTACAGCTTGCGGCCGACGATGTAGCACTGCACAAGTATGCTCGGGTCGACCGAGAAGCCCCAGTCCGCGCCCTGGCGGATGATCTGCGTCGGGTCGACCTCGAACTCTTCGACCGTCCAGTTCTTGAAGACACGCGATTCGCTGTTCTGCTGGTACTGGCCGAGCCAGATGTGCGTGTACTTGTCGATGTCGCGCTTGCGGTCGTACTCCATCTCGTCGCGCAGTACGCCCGGGAACCACGGATTGTCGTGGTAGTTCGCCTCCAGCACGACGGAGTTAGGCGGCGGCGTCTCACTGCGCAGCAGCGTATCAACCGGGTCAGTCTCGAAGCGCGGGTTCCAGCTGAACCAGATTTCCGACCCAGGCTTACGGATCGTCGGGCGCAGCATGTCGAGCGAGCGCTGGGACAGCGTTTGCGCCTCCTCGACCCACGCGATGTCGTAGCCCTCCAGCGACTTGATCGACTCCGCGGTGTGGTTCTGCATGCCCTGGAAGATGATCAAGCCACCGTTGCGCGCGCGGATCTTCTTGTCCTGCACTTCGAAGTAGGCGCCCGCGTTCATCGCCTCGATTTTGTTCTCCAGCAGCTTCTTTACCGACTGGTCGAGCGACTTCTGATTCTCACGGATGCACACGGCGTCCGTTTTCTCCATGATGCAGCGCTCTATCAGCATCTCGCCGAAGAAGTGCGACTTGCCCGAGCCCCGGCCACCGTGCACACCCTTGTAGCGGGCCGGCTCCAGCAGCGGCAGGAAGACCTCAGGCGTCTGGATTTGCAGGACGGACGACGACACGTTCGATCTTCTCGATTTGGACCGGGCCGCCATCGGCGCCGGTGTGTTCTTGTGTGATGCGGTCGCCGTAGCGCTTCGGGTCCCACTTGGCGAGGAGCTTCAGGCGCGTCTCGATGCGCAGCTTGGAGCGCTGGATTACGTCGGTGTCAGTGCGCTTGTTGCCGTCGTCGTCGAGGTAGGTGTCGTTCCACCCGTCGTCGGCGATATCCAGACAGTCGGCCGCGATCTGGTCGAAACCCTCGTCGCGTGCGCGCGCGAAGTCGGCGGAAAACGCCTCGTGCGCCTTCTTCCAGTCGCTGACCGTGCGGACCGCAGGCATTCGTTCGTCGCGGCAGATGTGCGCGAGGGGCTCACCCTTGGCGAGGCGTTCGCATATCTCGTCCGCGATCTCTTGGGTGAATGTGGAGGGGCGCCCCATTACTCAGGCACCTTCACGATGGCGCAGGACCACGCTGGAGCCAGCTGCCGCTCGTATCGCTCCAATTCGGCAAGCTGCATTTCCCCAGCAACGCCGGCCTCGAATGCGGCAACGACGGGCTTTACAAACCTGTCGGAGAACTCATCCAGGCTCATACCCAAATCGTGGTTCGTGAAGTTCGCGCCTTCAACTGCGCGGCCATCGGCCCACCACAGAACCTTGAAGGAGTCCGAGCCGATGTCGTAGTACCGGATTACCCGACACACGCGACTTTTCTTCATGAGGTCCGAGAACTCATGAGCCAGGATGCGGGCGGAAAGTAAGCACTTCGATTCGATCATGATCACGCCGCCATCACGATTGCGCCGGCCGGCACGGCTTCGGCCGGGTGCGGCATCTCCACGCCCAGCACGTCCATCTCGCTGATCAGCACGTATTTATGGCCGTCTTCGGCCCAGCTGTGGTACTCCAGCTCGCTGAAGCGCACAACGTCGCCCACTTGAGTTGCCATCGGCAGCAGCTTGTCCGTCTTCGGGTGACGAGCCCCCGGGCCCACAGCGACGACCGTGCCGCGATTCATGCCCTCGACGGCGCCGTCCTTCGCGCGGTATGCGTCGGTCTTCGGCGGGAGCACGAAACCTTCGATTGCAGTGGGCAGGTTCTCGTCCAGGCGGACGACGATGCGATTGCCGGTGGGTTTGAGCATGGTGTTTGGGCAAAAAAATGCCCCGGCGGGTGAGGCCGGGGCTGAGTTCCCTTGCGGGCGGAGACAACGGGGAGCGGTAAACGACAAAGCCCCGGATCACTGCTGATCGCGGGGCCTCATTTTCTCCAGACGGCCGAAAGCTCCCGCATGGGAGCAATCGACACGTCTTGAGCGACGGAAATTAGTTGTTGCTTGGAATTTACTGCTGAGATTTCCGACTGTCAAGAAGTTTCGGTCAGGAACGTTGTTTCCCGATCTCGGCGGCGGCGAGAACGATGACGCGGCGCGTAGCGGACATCGGGTCGGATACATCGTCAACCCTATGCGCCGCGCACTGCATCGTTGGCTCCATCGCGAATGCGAATGGGTATTTTGAACTCGGCGGAGTCACCTGCAGGCCAAGTTTAACAGCCAGCCGCAGCGCGTCGCCGTCGTCGGTCAGCGGGTTCCAGCATTCGCGCGGGTCGCTCTCGTCACCGTAGTAGATATTCCAATTGCCGGCCACAGCCTGCTCGTATTGCGGATTCATCAGCCCCGCCGCTCTCGCCGCCAGCGTCAGCAGCTCCTGGTCGGCGGCGGATAGGCCGCGGTCCCGCGCGTGGTCGTCAGCGCTCGGCACCCAGCCTGAAGCTTCCCATTGCCGTGCGATTTTCTCGGCCTCAGTCGGGCCCATGTCGGCTTGGCTCTTGCATGGGTAGAACTGGCCATCGCGCCATTCGCCCTTGCGGAAGGGGTTGTCGTCAGCCATCGATAACCCATTCCGCTCAGCATATTGATTTGCAAACTGGTTGAGTCGAGCAATCTCGTCGTCCGTCATCGCGCCTCCTTGTTGACCTGCAATTCTACCGCCTCGCGAGCCTGACGCATTACCATGTCGAAGTGCTCGCGCGAGACGCGGACGTGCGCACGGCGGCAGATGATTTGCCAGCGCGCGCCCACGACGTAGTGGAGTTTCAGGGCGTCGCGTTTGGGCTTGATCAGCGTGCGCATGGCCCGCTCGATCCGCTCGGCGTCGGCCGTGTCGATGGGCTCGGGCGCGTCGTGGCCGCTCCACACGTTGCCCAGCGCAGCCTCACGCATGTTGGCGCAGATGATGCCGGTGATGCATGTGCCGCGGTTGCGCTCCAGGGAGCGGAGCCAGTCGGCCCAGTTCTGGAGGCGCCACTTGATGTCGTGTTGTTGTGTCAAGGGCGTTTCTCCACCATGCCGACGTTAATAAACCGCCCGGCGAGGATGCCGATAGCGGGCGAGAGAGCGAGGTAGACGGCAAGGGCGATCATTGGGCCCCCCGAAGCAAGGTCTCCGGGAACGGCGACAGGTCGATCATGACGGCGCGCGCTCGCCCTTCTGCCGGGGGTGCTTCTGCCTCACGCGTCCAGCGCATGAGTGCGTAGGCTTCGACGCCAGATTCCGGCGTCAGGACGAGTTGACCGTTGGCGTTCAGTTCAGCTTTCATGGCTGGCCTCCGGGAGCCATGCTGGCGGCAACGACGATTAACGCGAATACCATCCCCATGGCCCAACCTAGCGACACGGCGCCCACCGGCCCGATATTCCAGCGCTTGACGAGCGCGCCGCCGGCATATGCGCCAAGCAGCGTGACTGTGAATCCGATGATAGAACCGATCATGCTTTCTCCTTCAGTGCGCGCAGCTTGGCGGTGTAATGCGCCTTGATCTGCTTGGCGTCTTGAATGGTGAGCTTGGCCGGCGCGTGCTCCTGTTCGAGGAATGCGACGCGCTCGGCGCCGATGCGGGCGATCAGGCCGATGCGATACTCGACGGCGTTGCCGCTCTTGTGCTGGTTGCAGGGCACGCATTGCTTGTGGCAGTTGTCTTCATGGAAGCGAAGCGCCGGCTGCGCGCCGACTGAGCGGTAATGGCCCGCATCGTAGGCGCCAGCGTGGAAGCGGCCGCACGAGATGCACGGCTGATCGCGGTCCCGTTCACGCACCCATGCGTTAAAAACGACCTGCGCTTCCTTCAGCCAGTCGGAGCGCGTCTTCAGGGCCGCGCGGCGTTCGCGCGTCTCCTGCCGCTCCTGCTTCTCCGTATCGCGCCGGCCCTGCACCTGGGCGCAGTCCATGCCGCACACCTTCTGCCCCATGCGCGCCGGCTTGAACGGCTCGGCGCAGACAGCGCACTTGCGGCGCTGCGGCGTGGTCGACGTCAGAATCGGATCGCGCTCCCCGAGTGGCTTGCGCTTGAACGGCGTCCGCTTCAGCGCGGCGGAGCGGGTGAGGGTGGTCATTGCTTGCCCTCGGCGCGTTCGCGTGCTTCTTTCTCGTTGATCGCCTCTCGGAGCCAAGCCACGCTGCAGCCGTGAACGTATTCCGAGCCCATGCGCGTGCCCTTGCCCTTGATCCTCTTGACTTGCGCGATGAAGTCGTCCGCTTCGCCAGGGATGCACCACCTTTCGAGCATGGGCCGCACGTTGAGCTCTTTCGGGCAGACCGCCCACGAATGCGCTTTCTCGACCACAAAGCGAATGACGCCGTACACAGAGCCGATGACGATCACCTTGTAGGCCCAGAAGGCGACCAATACCCAGATTGCCAGTTGCGGCAGTTTCGCGATCATTTCGATGAGTTGCTTGATTTCGTCCATCATGTTTCAGGTTCTCCCGTTATCGTTGTGCGCCCGGGCTGGCCGGGCGGGGTGGTGGTCAGACCGTCGTCGCCCAGGCTTGGGCGGCAAGCATTTCGCGCTGTTCATCGGTCGCATCCTCGGCAATCTTCACGACTACCGATCGCGGCGTGTAGGGAAACTGGATCACGCGCATGCTATGGAAGCCCGTGAAGCGCGAACCACTCGGGTCTTCAAATACGACAGCATTGATGTCGTAAGGTTGGCCGTTAAAACGGTCCGCTTGCTTGAACACGTGGCCGCATCGATTGTTCTGGTACGCGTCACGGGCGACCTCGTTCCATTCCGAGTCCTCACCGGTAAGCGGGGCGACCGGCTCAAACTTTGCAAGCTTCGCGAAAAGGTTGATGGCGTACGGCGCAGAAAAACCGGAATGGCCGGCGCCGTCAAACACAGCCAGCAGTTCCAGGACGTGTTCACAGATGAGCTTTTGCATGTCATCTTTGAACGTGCCATCGTCGTTAAGCCACCCAGCTGCGCGGAACTCGCGTTGCGCATGTGATTCGTAAATGCTCATGTCTGCCTTTCAGGTTGTTGTCGAAGCCGTAACCCGGCTCGGTGGTGCGCTCGCGCGCTGGTGGGGTTCAGAACGGTCGGCTGGCGTATTCGCGCAGGGTCGGCCAGTGCTTGCCACCCTTGCGGTGGTGGCGACGGCGCGCAATCAGCCCGTCGTAGACGCACTTGTAGCGACCGAGGTAGCCGCCCTCACGCTGGTTTCTTGATGTTGTCGTTTGCATATGCTCTCCGTGGTGCGCTCGCGCGCGAAATGGTCTCAATCTGGGTAGGGCGGCTGTCTGGCGCTGCCGTGAAACCCAGCATTCATGCGGGTTGCACCCGTTTTTCTTGCTTTCCTGGCGCTGGCCCGCTGCTGCCCCCTTATCCCCACGCCGAGCCGCATCATCAGCATGGCGAAGTGCAGGCCGGCGATGCGCTCGTGGGCTTGGTGTTGGGTCATGTCGTCAAAATCCTCCATGCTGCTGCTGCCACTCGTGGAACTTGGCCGTTCCCAATGGCTGTAATGCGGTCCACCCGATGGGCCACCCCATGAGCCACTCGGTCCAGTCCGGACTCAGAAGGCCAGGGTCGGTTTGCCTGACGGCGGCCACTAAACCGTTGCGCTTGTCGTAGGCGTTGAAATTCCCTCTCTTCAGCGCATCGTTGGCTTTCGGAGTTGGGTAGCGACGCGCCGCAATAGCCTCGATCAAGGTGCCGCCCTCCCGGCCCTTCCTGGGCGTGATGCGGCCACCTTTCGTCCCGAGGCTCGCCGTCGGCGTAGGCCATAATCCAAATTCGCTCACGGAGGTGGTGAGCGCCGGTATCGGCCGCAGATACGACACCCCATTCCGCATCGAACCCCAACGCGGCCAAGTCTCCGAGAACTCGTCCGAGCCCCCGAGAAGTGAGCATTGGACTGTTTTCCACGTAGACGCGGCGTGGTCGTACCTCGCGAACGATGCGCCCCATGTGCGTCCAGAGTCCGCTTCGTGCGCCATCGATGCCTGCGCCTGCTCCGGCTGCACTGATGTCCTGACAGGGAAAGCCGCCTGATACGACATCAACAATTCCGCGCCACGGGCGGCCGTCAAAAGTCGTAACGTCAGACCAAATCGGGAAAGGTCGGAGGCATCGATCGTTCTGTCGTTGCGCCAGAACTTGTGCTGCGTAGGCGTCACGTTCAACTGCGCACACGGTTCGCCATCCAAGGAGGTGGCCGCCGAGTATTCCTCCACCAGCGCCTGCGAAAAGAGCCAGCTCATTCAATTTTTCTCCTTCACGTTTTGTTGTTGTTCCGCCCACGCCTTGCGCTCTTGCCTGTTCGCTGCTTCCCGCCACAGAGGGCAGGCTTCGTTCGTGTCGTCGTGGCGCCGGAACACCTCTTTGCCTTCGCAGTAGCCGTGTGCTGGAGGTGCGTCGGCTTGGCGGTGGAAGCGGGTGCACATGACGCAGGGCTGGGGCGGGCGGTTCATATCGATTCCTCGACCCCGCGGCTCACTGCCTCGCGGGCGAACTTGATCTGGATGCTGGTCAGATCTTTATCGCCCTGCTCCTCGCGCCAGACGATCCGCTTGGCCCAGGCCTTGTAGTCACGGCTTGTCGCGGTGACGATCGGGAATAGCGCTGCGGCTTGATCTTCGAGTTGCCGGCTCATCGTCAGCGCCTCCTAAAGCTTGGCCAGTCGAACGAGCACACGTACGCGTTCTCGTGCAGGCGGTCATCGACGCGATCGCCCACGAACTTGGCCAAGTTGTCAAATGGCTGGTTCGTGATGACCGCAACCGGCTTCTCCTCGTTGTAGCGACGGTTGATCACCTCCGTCAGCAACAAGTTGGCGTTCTCGCGGTCTGGCTTGGCGTCGATCTCGTCGAGGATCAGCAGGTCGTACTGCAGGAAGCGCAGGACTTCGCCTTCCTCGCTCTTGCCCTCGGTGCTGTACGCTGCCTGGATTTCGGCAATCATCTGTTTCGCGGTGCAGTAGCGGACAGACATGTTGAGGTTGTCGATGAGCGCTTCGGCCAGCTCGGAAGCGAGCAGCGTCTTGCCGGTGCCGACGCCGCCGAACAGCACGAGCACAGCCCATTGCGGCTTAGCGGCGATCGCGTCGCGGAAAGCCTTAACCGTGCTGCGAACGAACTTCTGCTCCGGAGTCGTGGCCTCGAATTTGGAGCCGCGGTACTTGCTCGGCACGCAGGCGATGCGATGCAGCGTTGCCCGTCGCTCTTCGATCCACTGACGCTCGGACTCCTCCTTGGCCCTGATCTGCGCGCACGTCGGGCACGACCATGGGCGATCAGCCATGAACTTCGGGCGGAATATGACGGCCTTTCCATGCTCCGCACACTCGCCTTCGATCTCCACGATGCCCTTCATGAGGCCACCAGTAAAACTTGCCATGTCGTTCATGTCGGGCCTCAAAAATTGATCTCGCCGTCAGGGACGGTGATGTTGTGTTTGCGGATGCTTTCCTCCATCGCGGCCCGGGAGCTGGAGTGGTCCAGATCCGCAACACGGAACTTGTCGCTCGATGCTGATCCATCCCGAGGTGTCGCCCTGGGCGTGAGCCAGGCGGCGTGGAATCCAGCCCATCCACGTCCGCAGCACAGCTTGAGCGCCGAGGGCAACGACATCCCAGCCTTGCCCACCTCTGCAACGATCTCGTCGAGCGCGGTCCGCGTCAGCGGCAGCCGCTTGCCCTTCCGGATCGCCAGCCAGTCCTCGGCCACCTGTTGCTCGACCCCGAGAGCCATCAGGTCAGCAACACCAAGGACGGCGCGCGGCTTCTTCGCGCGCTTCTTTGGTTTCTCTGATGGTTCAATTGATGGTTCCTTGATGGTTATGGGTGCGAAATCTGCGGGGGTGGGGTGCGAAATCTGCGGGGGC